CCTTCCAAATTTCTACCCTCGGAACAACGAGGGGGGTTCCCCGGGGGGGACCCCCCCCTCTACGAACAGGACCCGGAAATGACCGCCGTATCCACCCGCCCCGGACTCCTATCGAGGCTGAAGCTCACCGAACCGGTGCGGCTCTACCTGCATTCGGTCGGAGCCGTCCTGATCGGCGGCCTGGTCCTCATGGGCTACCTCACCGACGAGTGGTCGGCCTACCTCACCGGCGCCCTCGCGGTCGTCCTCGCGGTCGGCGGAGGAGGGGAGGCCGCCCGCGCGTCCGTCTACTCCCCCGCCGGCATGATCGGGCAGCTCACCCGCTCGAGGGGCTCCTGGGAGATCCGCGACCATGCGGCCTGAACGGCAGCACCCCCGCCGCGGACGGCACCGGCCGCCGGTGATCCGCCCGCACGCCACCAGTCAACCACCCGTTGACGATGTTTCACGTGAAACATCGGAGGAGGTGGCGCGGCTGGAACTGCTGGCCGCCGCCGACGAGGCCCCGCCGCCGCTGTCCAAGGACCGGATCGCCAAGCTGGAGGCGCTCACCGCGATCTGGATGCGGGAGGTGCGGGTCGGCGGCCCCGGCCCGGAGGACACCCTGCTCTACTCCGCACCCAAGCCCCCGCCCCCGCCCCGCCCGGAGCCCGCCATCGACCTCGTGGCCCCGCTGCAGAACGATCCCCGATGGCACGACGACGCCGCGAAGCCCCCGCGGGTGGTTCGGGATTGGTCGTCGCGGCACGACGAGCGGTCGCGTGGGTTCGACGTGTCGGACCGGATCAAGGTGCGGGTGCCGATCCAGGACCGGCTGTGGGAGTGCGGGCCGGTGTTCGACCAGGGCACCACGCCGCCGCTGTCGCTGCGGGACGCCTCCGGCTGTGTGGGCATGGCCGTGGCCGCCGCCGGCAACGTGCTGCTGCTCGCCTCGGCGAACCCCTACGTGCGCCTGGACGACGCCGAGCTGCTCAACCGGGACGCCGCACTGCGGCTGTATGACCGGGCGCAGGAGCTCGACCACGTCACCGGCACCGCCTACGCCGGCACTAGCGTGCTGGCGGGGATGAAGGCCGGGCAGGAGGCCGGGCTGTGGGACTCCTACCTGTGGGCGTTCGGCACCCGCGACATCGCCCAGGCGCTGCTGCAGGTCGGCCCCGTCGTCATCGGCATCCCCTGGTCGACCGGCCTGGAGGACCCCGACCCGTCCGGCGTCATCAAGCCCAGCGGCTCCCCGGCCGGCGGGCACGCCCTGGCCCTGGTCGGCATCCTCGCCTCGAGGCCGGGCGGGCCGTGGTTCGTCGCCCAGCAGTCCCGCGGCGAGCAGCTGGGCGACCGGGGCCGGGTGCTGATCCATCACAAGCACCTGGCCGGGCTGCTGGCCGGTGTCGGTGAGGCCGCGATCCCCGTCCCGCCCGGAGGTGTGCAGTGACCGACGCCCTGCCGGGCATGGAGGAGGAGACCCTGGCGGCGCTGACCAAGCCGGGGCAGGCGGAGGAGGGGCTGCGGCGGGCGATCGCCGCGGGCTGGGCCGCCGGCACGCTGGTGGACGAGGACGCCGGGCTGATCGGGTCGGCGCTGGTCGGCGCCCGCGCCCTGGACGCCGCCGACCGCACCCCCAACGCCAAGACCGGCTACCTGGTGGCCGCGCTGCTCACCCCGTACCGGGAGACCCTGGCCGCGCTGCGGCTGCCGGCCGCGGTCACCCCCTCGGATCCGCGCGCCCCCGCCGCAAGTCAGACCGATACGCCAGACTGGCTGCGTGACGCTTTCGGCACCCCCTCGGACTGAGCTGGTGGTCCCGCCCCGGTTCGCCTCCGCGCGGGATCCGTCGCGGCGCACCATGGGCGGGGCGGTGGCGAAGGTGGCCGAGCTGCTGGGTCAGCCGCTGATGCCGTGGCAGCGCTACGTCGCCGACGTGGCCGGGGAGGTGGACGCCCGCGGCCGCTACGTGCACCCCCTGGTCGTCGTCTCCGTGCCCCGCCAGTCCGGCAAGTCCACATTGATGCTGGCCCAGGGGCTGCACCGGGCGCTGCAGGGCCCCGCGCGGAAGGTGTGGCATACCGCCCAGTCCGGGCGGCACGCCAACGAGAAACAACGCGAGTTCGTGGAGCTCGTCGGCCGGTCCCGGCTCGCCGACGCGGTCCGCGGCAAGCCGCGCATGGCGGCCGGATCGATGTCGCTGACGCTGGTGAACGGGTCCACGCTCAAGCCGCACCCGCCGCTGCGGGACTCCCTGCACGGGGAGCAGGGCGACCACAACGACATCGACGAGGGCTGGTCGTTCGACGAGGTGCACGGCGCCGCCCTGTTCCAGGCGATCGGACCCACCCACGCCACCCGGCCCGGCGCGCAGACCTTCGTGTGGTCCACCCGCGGCGACGCCGCCTCCACCTGGTTCCACCGGCTGATCGACCGCGGATACGAGGGCGCCGGGGTGGCCCTGTTCGACTGGGGCATCCCCTACGACGCCGACCCCACCGACCTCGACGTGATCGTGCGGCACCACCCCGCCGTGGGGCACACCATCGAGCGGGAGTTCCTCGCCGACGAGCAGAAGGCCGTCGACGACCCGGCCGAGTACGCCCGCGCCTACGGCAACGTGCCCACCGGCGGCCGGGAAACCGTCATCCCCGCCGCCGCCTACAACGCCGCCCGGGTCACCGACGCCGTGCTGCCGCCCGGCCAGCCCACCTACGCCGTCGCCGTCTCCCGGGACGGCGCGTTCGGTTCGCTGTTCTCCGCCGTCGCCGACGACCGCGGCCGGCCGTGGCTGGAACTGATCGAGCGCCGGCCGGGCCGCTCCTGGCTGGTCGACCGGGTGCAGCAGATCAAGGATCCCGGCGGGGGTGTCGCGGTGCTGCGCAACTCCGCCGCCGCCCCCGTCGCCGACGCCCTCGCCCTCGACAAAGACATCGAGCTGCACACCCCCAACCAGGTGGACTACGCCGCCGCCTGCCAGGACTTCTACGACCGGGTGACCGACCTCGACGGGCCCCGGCTGTTCCACCGCACCGCCGAGGGCGATCCCCTCGACGGCGCCGTCGACGTCGCCGGCCGCAAGACCATCGCGGGCGGCGAGGGCGGCTGGGTGTGGTCCCCGAAACAGTCCACCGGGCACATCGACGCCCTGGAGGCCGCCACCCTGGCCGCCTGGGCGGTGGCCCGCGCCCCGGCGCCGATCACCATCGGCAACGTGTACTTCCGCTGACCCGGACGGGGGAGACCGTTCAGATCTGAACGCAAAACCCCTTTACTTTGTCCGGGTTTGTCCGATAATGGCAGTATGACTACTCGGCCTAGCTACCAGATCGTGAGCGCCACCCAGCACTGGCGGCTCATCAACGGTCGCATCTACCGCGACCACATCGCCCGCCGCTCCGACGGCATCCTCCGCCTCATCGCCCTCCCCGACGAGGTGGCGGCGTGACCGCCGCGACGCTCGCCGCCCTGGACGTCGCGCAGGCCCGCGCGGCGACCGACCGGCTGCGGCTGACGCTGACCGACGCGCACGAGCAGCTGATCGAGCTGTACCGGATGCGCGCCCACGAGGCCCTCGGTTACGGGCCGCGCCTCGCGGGGTGGACCGCCTATCTGGCGGCGGAGTTCGGCGACCTGCTGCACGTCGTTCCCTCCCCCGACCAGCTGGCGGCGATGGTCGGCGCGGGCATGTCCCAGCGGGAGGCCGCCGCCCCGTTCCGGGTGTCGGTGGGCACCGTCAACGCCGCCGTCCAGGCGAGTCGGGCGCCGGCCCCCGCGCCGGTCGCGGCGGGGCTGTCCCGGACGGCACGGATCCTCGCCGCCCTGGATGCGGCCGGGGCGGCCGGGCTGGACGTGCGCGGGGTGTGCCGCAAGGCGAAGCTGCCCCGCGAGACGGTGTCCCCCGCGTTGTGCCGGCTGGCGGCCGCCGGCCGGATCGTCTACCGGCCCGCGGCCAAGCGCGGGCAGATGGGAACCTACGCCCGATGAGCAGCGACCTGCTGTCCCCGTCCGACGCCGCCGACGCCCTGGGGGTGTCGCTGCGGACCCTGGCCCGCTACGCCGCGCAGGGCAGGCTGCCGGTGTACCGCACGCCGGGCGGGCACCGCCGGTTCCGCCGCGACGACCTGGAGCGGCTGCTGCGCCGCTGACCCGGACGCCAAGAGGCCCCCACTCCACTGGAGTGGGGGCCTCTTGCTCTTCCCCGGGGTCGGACCCTACAGGGCGAGCAGCCCGGCGGGCAGGACGGGGGCGAGGACGGTGCCCAGGGTGCCGACGATGAGCAGCACCATCCCGGCGGTGTAGCCGGTGTGCGGGCGGGGGGCGCGGTGACGTGCCACGGGGGCTCCTTCGGCCCGTCCCCCGGCACCCCCTGGTGGGGTGCCGCTAGGCCGGGGCGGGCCGTGCAGGGCTGAATCTATGTCCGGAGTGTTCGGGCGCGCACGGAACACGCCGGAAGCGTCCGACCCGTTCGGCATTCACCCGTTGTGCGCGCACCGCTCCCCCTGGTGATGTTGAGTGTCGGGCGTGGGACTACGAGCGCTGCTGCCTGGCATCCGTCCGGCCGACCTCGCCGCCTCGGTGTCCACGCAGATGCCCGGACCCACCCTCGACCTGGCGTCACCGTGGGCGCAGCGGCCCACGCACCTGGCGCCGGTCGTGCTGGCCGACATCTTCGGCGCGGACGCGCTGCGCAACCTGCCGATGAACCGCGCGGAGGCGATGGCCGTGCCGGCCGTGGCGCGGGCCCGGCACATCATCTGCGGCACGGTGGCCCGGATCCCGCTGCGCGCCTACCGCGGGGACTCCCCCCTCCGCGGTCCGTTCGCCCCCTCCTGGATCGAGTCCACATCGAGCGCGCTACCGCCGTATCACCGGGCGCTGTGGACCGCCGACGACCTGCTGTTCCACGGCTGGTCGTGCTGGTCCCGCACCAACGGCGCGGACGGCTACCCGACCCGGATGGACCGCATCCCGATGGGCCGCTGGTCCGTCGACGACGCCGGCCGGGTGAAGGTCGACCGCGGGGACGGCACCCACGAGATCGTGGACCAGCGCACCGTGGCCCTGATCCCCGGCCCGCACGAGGGGCTCCTCGTCTTCGCGCAGGCCGCCATCCGGCACGCCCGCGACCTGCAGAACGCCGCCGGGCAAGCCGCCGCCACCCCCGCCGCGAACCTGGTCCTGAAGCAGACCGCCGGCACCCCGCTGCTGTACGAGTCCGAGGACCCCGCCCAGGTCACCATCACCAGCCTGCTCGACCAGTGGTCCGCCGCCCGGCACGGCCGCCACGGCGGGGTCGGCTATCTGCCCCAGGGCCTGGAGGCCGAGGAGCTCGGCACGTTCTCCGCGCACCTGCTGGAGGCCGGCCGCAACGCCGCCGCCGTCGACATCGCCCGCGCCGCCTCCCTCCCGGCGGACCTGCTGGACGCGGCGGGGGAGTCCTCGCTGACCTACGCCAACTCCCGGGACAACGACGTGCGCGCCATCCAGTACGGCGTGGGCCTGTACCTGTCGGCGATCTCCGCCGCCCTCTCCCAGGACGGCCTCAGCCCGCGCGGGCAGGCGGTGCGCTTCGACCTCGAGGACTGGCTGGAGTCCCCCGTACCGGCTGGGTCATCCCAGCCCCCGGTGGCCCAGCCGGCCACCCTCGCGCCGGGGGCTGACCCCATCACCAAGGAGACCGTGTGACCTCGCTGTCCCTGGCCGGCGGCCAGCTGCTGACCGCCGCCGCCGCCCCCGACGACGACCGGGTCCGGTCCGGGATCCTCGTGCCGTGGGGGGAGCCGGGCCGCACCAACCTGGGCCTGAAGAAGGTGCACCGGGGTGCGCTCACGCTCACCGCGGACGCGAAGATCGTGGGCATCTACGGGCACAACCGGGAGGCCGCCGTCTCCCGGGTGATCTCCACCGAGGACCGCCCCGAGGGCCTGTTCGGCCGCATCCGCATTGCTCGGACGGCGCTGGGGGATCAGCTGCTGGCCGAGATCGACGACGGGGCCCGCGACGCCCTCTCGATCGAGTTCTCCGATCTGGAGTTCGACGCCGCCGGTGACGTCACCGCCGCGCGCCTGGACTTCGTCGCCCACGTTCCCGTGGGCGCCTACGACTCCGCCCGAATCGATCTGGCGGCCACCGTGAACGACACGACAGGAGCACACCCCGTGACCAGTCCGACCACCACCGAGGCCGCGCCGGCCGAGAGCATGGCCGCGATGCGCGCCGAGATGATGGCCGAACTCCGCGCCGAGATGGCCACCAGCGGCGCCCCGTCGGCCGCCACGGTGCTGTCGACCGCCGGGCTGCCGTCGGGCGGCGCCGTCGCCACCAGCCAGCTGGAGCGGGCCGCCACCCTGCAGGCCGCCGTGGCCACCGAGGGCGCCACCCCGGAGATGCGGGCCGCCCTCGC